GCTGTAAATAAGTTTGGTAATGAAAATGTATTTATATTAACAGCTAGACCACAAGAATCTGCAGAAGCGATACGTGTTTTCTTAGAAGGTATGGGCGTTAAATTTAAAATAGAAAATATTACTGGTACTACGTCAGAAATAAGAGGTATGTCCAGAGGGAAAACATCTACTGATCCAGCACTATTGAATTTAGGTTGGGAGAAGGGAGAAGTAACTAAATTAGTTTTAGAAAAGATTAAAAAGATTCCTGGTTTAGAAAAAAATGCCAACTCACCAAGAATGAAAAAAATAGTTGGTGAGTTAGCAGATTACTACAGTAGCGTTAAAGCTGGCAAACCTAACGAAAAGATAATCAGAGTGCTGAAAGATTGGTCCGAAGGTGGTATTCCAGCAGTTGAATCTCTCGTTAAGAAAGGTCTTGCTCCAGCTATTCTTCTTTATCTTTTACCTGATCTTCAGAATCAGAGTCAGGGATATTTAGAACCCGACTCGGTATAGAAAGAGAAGTACAACTTGCATTTCTGAAGTAGTCCTTCAGATTGTCGTAGTAGATTACTTCTGAGCTTTTAAATTTTTTTCTCATAGCTATGAGTCTCCTAAATAGTTTTTTACTTCAGCAAGAGTATCAAATTGCTCAACTTGAGATAAAATTTTACCATCTGTCGAGATTCGTTTGACGACAAAAACAGCTTTTTTAGGACCACCGAACATATCAGACCATTGGTAGGTATGTTGTATTAAAAATTTAGTTTTTGACTCTTTACCAGTTAATAAGCGGTAATCAATATCACCGAAGAATCTTTTATTTCCTTTGGCGAAAAATTGTTGATTAGCGCTCTTTAAATCCTGAAGCGTTTTAATGTTCATATTAAATTGCCTCTGGGATGTTTATGCCTAAGACACCTAGTGCTGACGTTACACCAGCTTTATTAGCACCAGCTTTTATTAGGCTATTAGCTACTATAAGCACGAAATTGTCACCCTTATCTTTAAAAGTAGTAAGGATAGACAAGTATCTGCCGTAGTGGTCTTTTGTAGTTTTTACTGATGATTCTATCGCCTGAACATCTGGTTTGAGATCATCTGCGATTGAATCTATTACAGCTCGTATAGATTGTGACATGATTTATTCCTCTGGCTCTATTGGTGAAAGCATTGCAATCCCAGAGCCTTAGAGAAATCAACGCTTTAGCAGTACTTATGAATCGCTCTGCAAGTTGTTACTTAAATCAGCGATTTGGTCATATTACGGAAATATTTACCTAAAGGCAACACCTTTTGACAAAGGAGAGAGAAAATGGAAGAAGAAAAAGCAGTAGAAGAAGAGAAGTCACTCGATGAGTCACTCGCAGAAACTTTCGATGAAATTAATAAAAGAGATGAAGAACCTGAAGCAGTTAAAGAGGAAGTCTCTGAAGAAGTTGAAGAAGAAGATGAATTAGTAGTTGAATCTGAGGAAGAACCCAAAGAGGAAGCTAAAGAGGAAGCTAAAGAGGAAACCAAAGAAGAGCCGCAACCTGAAGAAGAAACTCAGGAAGAAGAGGCTGATTCTGAGGACGTTACTGAAGAAAGAGAAACGCAATCTAAAAGGCCACCTTCAACATGGTCGGCTAAAGGTAAAGCATCTTTCTCAAAACTTCCAAAACATATACAAGATGAAATAATAAAACGAGAAGCCGATATTGGAAAAGGCATCTCAATGTATAAACAAGCTGCAAACTATGGACGTAGTATTGGTGAGGCTATAAAGCCCTACGAAGCTATGATTAGGTCAGAAAACTCTGATCCGATAAAGACAGTCCAGAGTTTATTAAATACAGCTTACCGATTACGCTCTGGCACACCGCAACAGCGTGGTCAATTAGTGATGCAGATAGCACAACAGTATGGTGCTGACTTATCTCAATATTCATCTGCCAACGCAGAAAATACTGAGAACCAGGAAATCCCTGAACTTCAGCAATATCTGAATCCGTTACAGGAAAAAATTAATAATTTAGAACAAGTTTACGCTTCTCAGCAACAGGCTGTTCAACAGCAGACTCAGCAAGAAGCAGTTACCTCGATTGGTAGTTTTCAAAATCAAGTCGATGAAAAAGGAAACATTAGAAACGTCCATTTTGACGATGTCAGAAATGACATGGCCGATTTGATTGAAAGCGCTGAACGACAAGGCCGACAACTCAGCCTAGAAGAAGCCTATGAAACCGCGTGTTGGGCAAACCCTCAGATTCGTAGTGTCAAATTGACACAAGCGAATAAAAAGCGCAAAGAGGAAGCACAAAAGAAGTCGAAACAGGCAAACAAAATAGCTCAGACTAACCTTTCAACAAAGCCGTTAGCAAGAGAAGGGATAGCTACTGATGCTTCAGGTGATATTAAAGATACACTTGAGGAAACATTAGCTTCAATCAATAACAGACACTAATTTTTAGGAGTCAATTTTTATGGCAAGTCCAAATAGCACGTTTACCGAACTGGTATCTACCACGTTCCGTAAACATAAAAAGCAATTTGCAGACAATGTCAGCAATAATAATGCACTTCTAGCTCGTATGAATAGACGCGGTCGTAAACGTGTCGAAGATGGTGGTCTTAGCATTGTTTGTCCTCTTGATTATGCCGAAAATGGCACTTATCAGAGATATTCAGGCTATGACACTCTCAATATCAATGCGAGTGATGTGCTTTCATCTGCTGAATATAATTGGAAGCAAATAGCAGTACACGTAACCGCTTCAGGTTACGAACTACGTGTTAATAATGGCGACAGTCGTATCATTAACTTGGCGAAATCACGCATTACAAATGCAATGCGTACTTTCAAAAATAACTTTTCCTCTGATATGTATTCAGATGGAACGGCTACAAATCAAGTTAATGGGTTACAGGCACTCGTGTCCGATGCGGGAACTGGAACAGTTGGTGGAATCAATAGCTCTACCTTTACCTTTTGGCAAAGCACACTACAAAGTGCTGCTTCTCCATTGCAAGGTGGTGGTGCTATCACTCCAGCTTCAGGTACTATGGAATCATTAATGCTTCCATTGTGGCTTGAGGTTTCTCGTGGAAACGACCAACCTGACTTAATCGTTATGGATAACACTTACTACACATTTTTCGAGCAAAGCCAAACATCTATTAAACGCTACACCTCTGGTTCTAGCGCTGATGGCGGTTTTGTTTCGCTAAAATATCACAACGCAGACGTTACTTTTGATGGCGGTTCAGGCATCCCAGCAGCTCATGCGTATTTCTTAAACACAGATTACTTGGAGTTAGTCACGCATCGTGATGCTGACATGACCGAGCTAGATCAAGACAAAGCTATCAACCAGGATGCGGTAGTAATACCTATTCTTTGGATGGGTAACTTAGTTTGCTCTAATCGTTCACTTCAAGGTGTCCAAAAAGCGTAAGCGAGGAGATAAATTATGTCATATATAACTGGTATACTTCCATCTCGTGTCGATACGTCACAGGAATGGGCATTAGGTACAATCGGACAAACTAGCGATGGTAAATTGTATAAATATATGCAATGGGAAGATGCTTCTGCTGCTACCTCTGCGGTAGCTAGTGAAGTCGCTTATTACTACCTACTAGATGGATACAAGACCAATATAGTCACAAGTGACTTGAGTGATTCTGTTGAAATCGGTGCTGGTGTAATCCAAGCTGTTATGACCGATGGGCAATTTGGCTGGTTTCAAATAAGAGGCGCAGCCACACTATCTATTGCTTTAACTGCGGGTGCTGATGGTGATCCACTAACTCCAACTGGTTCTGCTGATGGAACACTAGATGTATCAGCAGCAGTTACAGACAATGTTTGTGCGATTGCTGGGGATATTTCAGACCAAGAAATTGTCTGCTGTTTCCCACTTTAAGAAGTAGTAAACCTAGTAAACGAAGGGGGAGCGCAAGTTCCCCTTTTCTTGTTCAACAACAGGAGAAATGTTATGCAACCTGGAGTGATGGAAGATAGACCACCTTTTATTAAATTTGAAGTAAGGCCACATGAGGATCGTAATGCTTCTATTGAAGCTGGTCATTATGTTGCAGTTGATGTCGATTATGCAGTTATAACTCCAGCGGGGAGTAAAGATGAAATTCCACGAATTTACCATGAATGGATAGAACAACTCACTCAGGGTATCAGAGATGGCAGATTTAAGGCTGAGTATGTTCAAGCCATAAAAAGTATGTACGAGGCATGGAAAGAAGGTTTGGAAATGCCTGTCGATGGTACACCGATTAGAGGGTGGACAGTTTTAGGACCATCTGACCAGGAAAATGTTATCGCAGTCAGAATCAGAACTGTCGAAGAATTAGCAGAGGCTAACGAGCAAACCCTAATGTCTTTAGGTGTTGGTTCAAGAGTAATGAAACAAAAAGCTCGTGCATGGCTAGATTCTTCTAACTCACAAGGTAAGGCAACAGAAAAAATATCTGCCCTACAATCTGAGTTAAAGGATCAGAAGAATATCAATAAGAAATTAACAGAGGATTTAAGTAGCTTAACGGCTAGATTAGAAGCATTAGAATCTAAGCCAGTTAAGAAAACGAGGAAAAAGAAAACATAATGTCATTATTAACAATGGTTCAACAAGTTACCAGAAGGATTGGTATCGCATCTCCTTCAGCCGTTGCTGGCAATACTGATGAACAGATTATTCAGGTGCTTGCTTTAGCAAACGAAGAAGGCGAAGAACTGGCAGAGCGACATACATGGCAGTCTATGACCAAAGAAGTAACCTTTACAACTGGTGGTGCTGCTAAAACCATAACTGCTGTAACGAAAGCTAACCCAGCATCTGTTACGTCTAATGCTCATGGTTATTCAACTGGTGATCAGGTAGACATTGCGGATGTTGAGGGGATGGTCCAGTTAAACGGAAACAGGTACACGATAACGAGAACTAATGCCAATGTTTTTACACTTGACGATACCGATTCCTCAGATTACAGCACTTATTCAACTGGTGGTAAAGCCAGACTCGTTCAAGCCTCACAAGGGGCAATAAGTTCAATTATTTCTGCTGGTGATTTTGATGCAAGTGCAGTCCGAATCACTAACGAGACAATGTGGAACAGAACACAAAGACGACCATTATTCGGACCATTAACGGCCAGAGCTTATCAGGGATTACAGGCAAGTCCTGTATCTGGACCATTTGACCAATATCGTTTCATGGGAAACTTATTACTGTTTGATCCAGCGCCAAAAGGCGGTGAGACAGTAGCATTTGAATACATAAGTAATCATTGGTGTGAATCATCGGGCGGTACTACGCAAGATGCTTGGACTGCGGATTCTGATATTGGCAGAATATCCGAGAAGATAATGGCAATCGGTGTAATCTGGCGGTGGAAACAAGCAAAGGGTTTAGCTTATGCCGAAGATTATAATAAATACGAAAGAAGAGTCGCTGATGCTGTTGCAAGAGAAGCAACAAAACCAGTA